TCACCGGAGAAGAATACTGGAAAATCCATGAATACCAGGGTGGCTGCTGCTATATTTGCAGGCGAGCTAAGGGAATCGGGAGGAAAAGATTGTCGGTAGATCACTGCCACACCACCGGCATCGTTCGTGGACTTCTCTGTACCACTTGTAATGCAAAGATTCTAGGGCACGCTAGGGATGAAGTAGAGTTCTTTGAAAGGTGCATAGACTACCTAAACAACCCACCCGCTACGGAGGTTATAGGATGGAGAACTGTTCCATCGACGGGTGCGCCCGTAAAAAGAAATACATAGCAACAGGTTGGTGCCAAACCCACTACCATAGATGGTGGAGAACAGGTGACCCCAACTATGTAACCCCACCCAAAAGGGTGGACGTGCCTAGCTATCGTGCGTTACACTCTCGTATAATGAGAGAGCGCGGTAAGGCTGTGCAGTACGAGTGCCGTTGTGGTAACCAAGCTGAGCAGTGGGCGTATGATGGTACTGACCCGCAACCGTTGTGGGCTTCGTTCAAGTCACGCACCGTACCGTATAGCTTAGACACCATGAAATATCTACCACTCTGTAGAGGGTGTCATCTTAAGCTAGACAGATATGAGAAAGGGTAGTATGGACAGTTTAATAGTACAAACAATCTTACGGTACTGCCCGCAATTCGATCCCCCAAATGATAACGGACGCGATTGGACACCATGTTTGTGCCCGTTCCACGGTGACGAAAACAGGTCAGCATCTATTTCGTATAGGTATGATGCGTTTCACTGCTTCGCTTGTCCGGCAAAAGGTGACGTTATCGCCCTAATTAAACAGCAGGAAGGAGTAGGATATGCAGAAGCTTTCAGACGTGCAGAAACAATACTTGAGGGAAGCTACAAGCCGCTATCACAGCGCACTACCCGACAGCCCAGGCAGCGAATATTTGCAGACGAGGGGATTGGGTTGGGAGTCGATTCAGACAGCCGTCAACCGCTTCAGGATCGGATACGTTGGTGACCCACTACCCGGCCATGAACAATATAAAGGTTATCTGGCTATCCCGTATCTACGCTGGTCTGCTGACAAAGAGTGGGCTGTGGTGTCGATAAGGTTCCGGCGCGTAGACGACGGCAAACCTAAGTACCTCACGTTGCCCGGTGACCGGCCACGGCTGTTCAACACTATGGCGTTAATCAAGGACACCGCCAATATCGCTATCACCGAAGGTGAAATAGATGCCATTACCGCTACCGTGTGTGGTCTACCGGCTGTAGGTGTACCAGGTTCGCAGAACTGGCAGCCTCACTTTCGGGAGCCGTTCCTAGGTTACCGCAACGTTTATGTGTTGGCCGACGGTGACGATGCCGGGTTGGCGTTTGCCACACATGTGGTGTCCTCGTTGCCGAATGGTAAGATCATCCCGATGCCGTCAGGTGAAGATGTTAATTCGTTGGTTAACAGCAAGGGTAAGGATGAACTGTTGGAGAGGCTAAAGTGATGGGTGTAGATTTTTCTGCCAACCTTTCTCTGAAAGGAATATCTTGGCACATCTCTTGGTACGGTAAGTTAGTAGACGCTATTCATGATTACGTTTGGGAGGAAGAAGATAATGAGTCTGCGTAAAGGCGATTTGGCTTCCGCTACGGGACCCTACATCACAGGTAAAGATGGTACACCCGTCAGGGTCATCAAATATCTTGAGGTTGTTAAGGTCCTTAAGGAAAGAAACAATGACGGCGACGTGTATGTGGAAGGATTAGATTCTCACGCTAAGTTTTGGGTGAAAGAATCATCGTTGACGATTGTCAAGCCTAAGCAAGAAGGTTGGTTGCAGTGACCGATAATGTAAACAAACCCGACCACTACCAGTTCGACGGCATTGAGGTTATTCAAATCACTGAACAACTTGATTTCTGTCGCGGTAATGTGGTGAAATATGTGTGCCGTGCGGGTAAAAAATCGTCATCGAATGAGCTTGAAGATTTACTCAAAGCAGCATGGTATCTACAAAGGGAGATCAATCGTGTCGGCACCAAAAATAGTAACGCTTGACATAGAACGTCAAAGTGCGGTAGTTGACGGCATCTGGGATTTGAAACAAAACGGATTCATCAGCCCTAACAACATCATCGAACCTGCACGCACCATCTGTCTGGCCTGGAAGTGGATGGATGAACCTGATGTTCAGTTCGCCGCCGAATGGAAAGGTGGCACTAAAAAGATGGTGCAGAAAGCATGGGAGGTTCTAGACGAGGCTGACTATGTGGTGGGCTGGAACAGCAAAGGGTTCGACTGCAAACATCTACGCACAGAGTTCATCAAAGCTGGACTCACCCCGCCGTCACCACACAAAGACCTAGACCTTATGGTTGTTACTAAACGTAACTTTGGGTTCATGTCTAACCGACTCTCATATGTTGCTCAGGAGTTGGGTGCCGGTCAAAAGTTGGAGACTGGTGGCGGTGACCTGTGGAAAACTCTGCGCTACGGTAAAGGTGCATCCCTTAAGGATGCACAGCAGAAGATGGAGGACTACAATAAGCAGGATGTGTTACTGACTGAGGAAATGTATCACATTTTGTTGCCGTGGGTTGACGGATTGAATATCCCAATCTATACTGGTGTTGAAGGTCCGGCTTGCTCTAACTGTGGCTCCGACGATATTCACTATCGGGGTGTCCAGGTGGCGGCTACACGTTCCTATCAGCGGTTCCAATGCCAGCGGTGCGGCAAGTGGGGTAGGGAAACGAAATCCGTTTCGGCGGTTCAATCGGCAGCGATCTAGGAGACATATGGAAAACAATGTACCGGCACACATTATTTTGCAGGCAGGACGGGCAGCCAAGTCTGCCCTTGTTCAGTGGCATTCAGGTCAGTGGGTGCGCCAAGCTGAGGAAATTGGTAATCTTACTAATGATCTGATTGAATGGTACCTAGAGACACCCGCCACCCAGCAAAAAATGTCAGAACTGTCTGAACCGGAAATCATGGTTACGTTCCGCAAACGTGGCCGACAACTGCTGAGCCGGTCGGTGCTTGACAGCAATATCTTTGAGGGCAAGGTGCTGTATTCGTCGGAATCAGTTAAGGATGCGTTAAACGGTGAGTCAACTAACATTTACCTGAAAACTATCCTGCCGTTGGCAATCAAACGTGTCAGTGACTACCACCGCGAGGCTATCGCTAGACGATTCACAGACGGCGAATACGCACAAAACAAACAGGAGGAAAACGCTCAGCGGCGAGCTATCGTCGCACTAACAAGGGAAATCAATGTGCTGTATATCACAGAAAATGTTGAGGGTGTCGGCTCATCGTCGGTAGTGTTCCCCGAAACAATCAAGCCGAAAGGCGACTACAACGATCCTACCGCCAAACTAGCACTCACACTAATGGGCCAGCACCCAGACTTTGCAGACGACTACCGCTATGAGTCACCGTGGGAGCAAGTGTGCCAAGGTGCTGGTGCTGAGCCTGTCATTGAGTTTGGCCCGTCAGGGCGATACAGGTTGACCGCCGAGGAAGCTGCGCTGTTCCGGCGTGTGCCGGGACTGATCGAACTGTTTGTCGAGCAGAAACAGAAAGAGTGGGCTGATGCATAACATCATGGATAGTTTATTTAACGGCATGGCGGCATCGGAGTTCTATCGGGCGCAGGTATTCCCAGAACTGTTTCCGCATGAGAAACCTATGCTGCCTAACAGGTGGCCGAAAGAAGATCAAGAAATGTTTTGTGGACCGGCGTGTCACGCCGCCACCCTCCCCTATACTAGAAGTGAGGCCGGAAAGGGGGTGAACGATGGGTAAATATATGACCCCAGAAGATGCAACCCTGGCGGGTAACTATTCGGAATGGGATGAGGACGAAGAATATACACCCGAACAGGTTGATTACTGTGAACTGTGTGGGTTTGCGATGTTCGATAACTACTGTGATGAATGTGAGGAATATCTTGACTAATTGGGGTCCGACAGGTGAGCTTGTTTATTCCAGAACCTACTCGCGGGTTAAGCCGGATGGGTCTAAAGAAACGTGGCCGGAGACAGTCGAACGTGTGGTCGATGGTAACCTTGCGTTGGTTGATGAACGATTCCAACTTGACGGCGAACGTCAAAACCTTATCGACATGATGTTAGAGTTTAAAATCCTACCGGCGGGCAGGCACCTGTGGGCTAGCGGGGTTAAGAACGCTGAACATTTGTTCAACTGTTGGGTGGCTGGTTGGACCGACAATCCTGCCGATCACTTTGCGTTCACATTCATGCGGCTGATGGAGGGTGGCGGGGTTGGTGCATCGTACTCTAACAGCCACCTATCCAACTATCCTCCCGTCAACCATAAGTTGACGGTAGAAATTGTGTGTGACTCAGATCATCCAGACTTTCTGGATGTTGCGGAAGCTAAACTGTTGTCAACTGACTACGATTCTGAGTGGGCTGGGGCGTTCCCGGTTGAAGATTCGCGTGAAGGTTGGGCTGCCGCACTCACCGACCTGATCGACACCTTCTACCGCACCGACACCGTACACACCAATCGGGTGTATGATATCAGCCGTATCCGACATGCGGGTGCGAAACTGAAAACCTTTGGTGGTACCGCGTCAGGCCCGGTGCCGTTGGCTATGATGCTCACACAGGTAGCCGAGGTTCTGTCCAAGTTGGGTAAGGATCGTCAAATGTTGGATGGTATCTCCGCTATGGAGATCGACCACGCTATCGCACAGTGTGTGGTTGCCGGTGGTGTCCGTAGGTCTGCGCGTATGGCTATGATGCATTGGGCTGACCCGCAGATTGAACGGTTCATCAACATCAAACAGGCATCCGGTTCGCATTGGACAACCAACATCAGCGTTGAGGTTGACGATAAGTTCTGGCAGCAGCAAGGTCACGGTCATGCGTGGCACGCACATAAGGTGATGGAGGCTATCAGCGAGGGTATGCAACACAACGGTGAACCCGGCTTCTGGGATTCATCTATGTCTAACATCGGTGAACCTAACAAAGTTATTTGCACCAATCCGTGTGGCGAGATTACGCTTGAGGCGTGGGAGCCATGTAACCTGGGGCATGTCAACTTGGCTGGGTTCATCGACAACACCGGTAGGATCGACTTGGATGGTTTGTGGAAGGCTCACAAATTAATGACACGATTCTTGATTCGTGCCACATTCTCCAAGGTGTCTGATCCTAAGAGCCGCGAGGTTCTTGATCGTAACCGGCGTATCGGTGTCGGGCATTTTGGTGTCGCATCATTTATCGCTATGTCGGGTCACAAATATTCTGAGGCCCACCTTGACGATACGTTCCGCAATCTGTTACGAAACCTGGCAACCCAGGTGGATGATGCGGCGGTATCGTTCTGCCACGATCTGCGTATCCCGGTGCCGGTCAAAAAACGGACAGTAGCACCCACCGGCACTATCGCTAAGATGCCAGGTGTGTCTGAGGGTGTGCATCCGATCTTTGCGAAGTGGTTCATCCGACGTGTCAGGTTCAACAAGTTGGGTGACGCTATGGAGCAAGTGTATGATCTGGAAGCGCAAGGATATAAGGTTGAAGATGACCTGTATGCACCTAACACTGCGGTAGTTGCCATTCCGACGAAAGATATTCTGTTGGATAAGGTTGCTAAAATGTATGGTGACGATGAGGCTGAGCGTCTGGTAGAATCTGCTGACGATCTTACGTTGGTGGATATGCTACGCTTCCAAGCATTGTACCAAGAGTTGTGGGCTGACAACGCTGTCAGTTATACCGCTAACTTTGATCCGCAACAGTACAGCCCCGAACACATCATGGATCGTATCCTATCCTTTGGTGGTAAACTTAAAGGTGGGACCCTTTTCCCTGAACTGACGATGCCTCAGTGTCCATATGAGCGTATCGAACGGTGGGAATACGAATCCAATCTGGCACATGAGGTTGGGGATGGTATTGATGAAAACTGTGCTACCGGGGCTTGCCCTGTCCGATAAGGTAGCGTACTGTAATGGATGCGGTATCCCTCACTCTGAGGGTGCCTGCTTAAGAGGCATTGACTCCGCTTGGAGCAATGGAAAACAGCGGCTAGAGGCCGCTAAAGATGGAGGTAGTACATTGTCCGATATTGATCCGTTTGCCGACGTGGTAGCTGACACCGACGCACCTGAACCTTTCACTGAGGCTCCCGCCAAGAAGGCGGCACCTAAGAAGGCGACCACACCTAAAGCTGAGTCTACCGGACGTGAGGGTCTTACGGTTACCCTGAAGGGCGGTGCCGGATTTGATGCACCGTGGATCGTGATTCATGCCGCAGACATTCCTGACGCATATGAGCAGTTGTCCGGTGACCAGGCCGCTGTTCTCGTTGAGTTGATGGATAAGGTGAAGAAAGCCGGTAATCACTTCTCCGGTGGGTCAGCGAAAGCTAACACATCTGGTGGGGCACCGGCCCGACCGGGCAATGAGGCACCTGAGGGAACTTCTGAGGCTCCCGGCCCTGACTGGACCTATAAGACCGGTGTGGGTAAGAATGGTAAGACGTGGAAGGCGTGGATGCCGCCGCGTGGTTCGTCAGAGCAGCCTGTTTGGCTCTGATACACTGGATGGGGGGAGCGGCGATCCCGCTCCCCCTGTCTCCTACCCTGAAAGGAAATCCGTGAAACAGTTTACACACCAAGTAGCAGGCCAACCGGTAACAATCAATGTGGTCGAATCGGAGGATGACCTTGCAGGTTTTCGTGATTTCATTCGGGCCAATCTGCGTATCCTGGGATGCGACTCAGAAACAACCGGCCTTGACATTTTCTCAGACACCTTCAAGTGTCGGCTGGTGCAGTTTGGTACAGCTACAGAATCTTGGGTTGTTCCGGTTGAGCGTGGCGGGATGTTCACCGACACGGTTGTTCGTTCGCTTAGGGGTGTGCAATGTTTGATCTTCCAGAACGCCGCCTACGATCTACAGGTGTTTGACCGGTGTTTCGGGTTGCCGATGGAGGAACTGTGGCCTAAGGTTCGTGACACCAAGATTCTTGCACATCTGGTTGATCCTCGCGCCAAGCAAGAAGGCGGTACCGGGCACTCGTTGGAGGATTTGACACGCAAACACATCGACTCCGATGTGGCTGATTCTGTTAAGACTTTGATGAAAACATTAGCATCGGACACCGGCTGTAAAGTTGCAGACATTTGGGAGACAGTAGAATTAGATAATCCTGACTATCTGCTGTATGCCGGTATGGACACCATTCTGGCCGCTAGATTGTATGCTAATCTGCTGCCGTTGGTTCCTGCGGTGTCAAATAAGTTGATCGACTTTGAACATCAGCTAGCTGAGGTGTGTGCCATTATGGAGCGTACCGGATTCCTGCTGGATGTTGAATACACAAAGAATCTGG